TTCCTATTCTATAATTATGTTTACTTATTTGAAGCAATACTAGCGCCAAAATAAGCACCGATAATAGCTTGGAAGCTGGGGATGATAACGGGAAGTATCACACTCCCTTGTAATTGCACCCATTCCTGTGTTATTTTTCTGGTATCTATTAAGCCAAATAAATGCTTACTACCAGTTTGTATTTCTTGTATTACGTTGATTGGTTGCACAATAGGGAATATTGCTATGACTACAATAATAGCTGTAATCGATAAAGCAATAATTCTCCGTGTAAATGCAAATCCAGAATTCTGTGAGGCCATATTATTAACGGACGCGATAGCCTCTCGCCGCCCTTTAAACGCATCGAACATCGCCTTGCGTTCATCTACTTTGTTCTGCATCCCAATGCTTAGTAACTTTACCAAAGCACCAAAGATACCCCCGCCTATAAGCGGTAAGATTTCCATAAGCATTGAATTCTCCTTAAGTTTCAGAAAGCCCCAACTAAGGGGCTCTCTTTATTTTGTAGCCATCTGCTCGACAGCTTTTCTAATAGCCTTTATGTTCTCATCCATCCGACCTAATGCTACGGCTTGCCCTTGAACGATCTGTTGCAAGGTTTCAATTCGTGTATCATGTCGCACAATCTCTTTAGCATTGGCTTGCACACCGCTATTTAAAGCAGCAACAAACCAAACTAAAGCGACAGTTTGAGTAATAATAGCTAGGATAAAACTAACAGGCATAGTCTTTGATAGATGCCACGGTTGCTCTTCCATATTTAGTACTTTCTTTAGGTATATTACTCAGGTTTAGTCGGCCAAGTGATGTCTGTAGGAAAGCCAGCTTGTGCTGTGATGTCACGCAATGCTTGGCGGTATGCAGTTTGTTCAGCAGTAGCAGGGAAATCAGCTAGGCCCCATGTATCTGTTTCTGCAAGTAGTGCGTCACGCTGGCGGCGAACATTAGCGGGGGCGTTAGCTAGTACTTCTGCTTTTGCTTGTGCAATTTCAGTCTCTGTCCAATGTCTTACTGTTGTTATTTCACCTGTAAAGCCATCAATAGTATAATCAGCGTATTCCATTTTAGAAATCTCCATTTTTAATAGCTAGTCACGAAGACTTTAAAGTTAAAAGTACCACCAGCGTTTGCCCTAGGGAATTTAATAGCTACATAAGCAGATGGGGAAGATATATAGTTTATGTTACTTGCAAAGCTAGAGTTTGGAGGGCCATATGTTACGCCTGTCCAATTCCCATCTCCAGCGGCTGGTAAGGCAAAATAACCAAATTGCGTACTGTTTCTGTAAAACGTAGCATAAGCAGCCCAATAGTAAGTATACATTGAGAACGAAACCTTGCTTATCGGAGCCGTTTGATAAGACCCAGAATTGGCTCCAACTCTCATGTCAATAGAGTCAACGGTAGAATAGTTAGAGTTTGTTCCTCCATACATAATCATTATATTACACCTGTCGGAGACAATGCTAGAAATGTCAATTATCGGGTTTGCAACACCATAAGACCCAGTAGTGCCACCATAAGAAAAAGCAGGAGAACTACCACCAACACCAGCCGCCGTAATAGACGCAGCTGTAGTAGCATCCACACTTGCAATGTTATTCAGCGCCCTTGCGTTGCTGATAACTTGGGTTCCACCAATGTTTAATGCTGGGGTAGATAATGTCCCACTCAGTGTACCACCAGTTAGCGGCAACGCAGCGGCAGGGGTTCCACTCAAGCTAGAGTAAGCACCACTTGTAGCAACAGCAGCCAGTGCGGGAACTCCACTCAAGCTAGAATAAGCACCTGTAGTAGCCACAGCAGCGAGTGCAGGGGTTCCACTGAGGCTAGAGTAAGCCCCCGTGGTTGCCACCGAAGCCAGCGTAGCAGGGTCGAATGGTGTCGGTTGATTGGATAGATCAGTAAACGAACCGCTAGTAGCTACAGTAGCTAGTGCTGGTTTGCCTCCCAGATCAGCATACGACCCGCTAACTGCAACCGCAGCTAGGGTATCAGGGTCGAATGGTGCTGGCGTATTAGTTATTTCTGAGTAGTCGATAACCCCATCTACTAACGGATTACTGCCCGATACCAGATTGGCTAAGTCTCTTGTTTTAGTCATGATTATACCTCTGGTTTCGTGGGCCAAGTTACATTGATAGGAAACATCTCTTGTAAAGTTATATCCCGCAATGCTTGGCGGTATGCAGTTTGCTCCGCAGTAGCAGGGTAATCAGCTAGGCCCCATGTATCTGTGCTTGATAATAGATTGTTACGCATATCACGCACAATAATATTCATGTCCATTCCAACCCTTGTAGCCGCAATTTCTTCTTCGGTTACTTCAATTGCTACGCCATCTATATATGCTCTTCCCATTTTATTTAATCCCATATTTTTGAACATAATTTCCAGATACAGTCGCCATAGAGGAATTATCTTGATAAAATCTTATTGTAGGAGTAACGATGTTACTTTTATAAAAACCACTGGCCATAACTCCGACATGACCACTGAAGTTTACACTTCTTGCCATTCCAAAGGTATGAATCTTAGTAAATTGCGTTGAGTCATTAGCATAATATATGTCCATCTGCACCCTAAGATAATCTCCAATGGTTGGGGAAGCCTGTCCATATTGTGCTTCAAACAGATCAAACCAGTTCTCGTCAACACGAGTATGCTGGTTGTGGACACGGTTAAACTGGTAAAGAGCATTGACAAGAAGATTGTTTGATGAATCTAAAAATCTGTTCTTAATTGGATACCATGAAGTGTTTCCAACTGGGCTATCTATAACTAACCTATGATGATTGTATCCAGAAGGTAAAGTCACATCATAATAGCTCATTGATCCTGAGAAAGTAGTTTTTCCTAAGTCTGTAATTGACCCGCCAACACCAGCCGCAGCAAGTGAAGCAACCGTAGTAGCATCAATAGATGTTACACCAGTAAGACCACCGCTAAGTGCAGCACCGCCTGTTACTGAAATGCCCGTGGCGGTGGTGGCGAGTTTTTCGTTACCATTATGATATAAATTAACAGCACCATTTTTTGCAAAATATCCCATCGTCTTAAGTTGACCGTCACTTGTAAGACGTATGTCTGACCCGTCAGTGTCTAAACTCAGAAAGCCTGTTCCAACATCCTTAATGTTGCTATTACTACCATCATGGTAAATCTCCAAGTCACTGCCAGCACCAAAGACAGCCTTGCCGCCGTCAGGAAATGTAGCATTGCCTGTTACATCAATGCCCGTGGCGGTGGTAGCGAGTTTGACTGCGTTGTCGTGATATACAAATACAGCTCCATTTTGGTCAGCAACAACCATGTTCTCACCAGCCAAACTTTGGAAGCGAACAGAGCTTGCACCTCGTAATAATAAATTACCAGTGCCAGTATCATCAATATAACTATTTGCCCCATCATGGTAAATCTGCAAGTCATTGCTAGCACCGAAGTTAGCCTTGACGTTATCACCAAGATTAACATTGCCTGTCAGTGTACCACCAGCCAGAGGCAATGCAGCAGCGGGTGTGCCTGAGAGGTCGCCATAAGCACCTGTTGTAGCCACTGTGGCTAACGTAGGTGTACCTGTCACATCAGCATAAGCACCTGTAGTGGCTACAGTAGCTAGAGTAGGTGTACCAGTCAGATCAGAGTAAGCACCTGTAGTAGCAACCGTTGCCAGCGTACTAGCATCGAAGCCATCAGAAGGCTCGAAGATACCCGTAGCATTGTTATAAGCTAGAACCTGACCATCTGTAATACCACTGGTAGACACGTTGTTAGCGTCGCCAATAGCAAAGTTAGCAAGCTCGAAGGTTCCATAGCCAACAATATCCAGCAAGTCACCAGCCCCAGCCCCAACAGCAAGCACAATGGATGTACCATTAGTTGCGGTGAAGTCTGTACCAGCGGTAAGCTTAATACCATTCATCCAAACATCTACATAGCCAGCATCATAGGTTGCAGCGAAGGTAGTTTGAGCAGCGGTAGCAGTATAAGTTACACGTTCTGCTGTTCCGTTAACGCTTGAACCAGCGTTCTGCCAGCCACTAGAACCATAGACCTTCATAGCTTGTGCTGAAGTGTCAAACCAAAGGTCGCCTACTGTAGGCCCAGCGGGTGCAGTAGCGCCAATCGCATAGGTATCCGCAAAGTTATTAACGTCTGCTATGTTTGTTGCAACCGTGTTTACGTTAGCAATACTTCCACCAACAGCATCAACATTTGCAATGCTATTAGCAACAGTATCAATCTCAGAACTAGCTTCAGTTAGGTCGTTAGCTACAGTTATTACGGCAGCAATATCAGCCGCTATTGTCTGTAGGTTATTGTTAGAAATCTCAGCAGCAACCAAAGAAACATCTGCAATGTTAGTACCAACAGCGGTCACGTTTGCATTGTTAGTTGCGACTGTGGTGACATTCGCTGAAATACCAGCAACCGTAGTTACGTTGGCGTTTATACCAGCAACCGTTGTCACATTTGCATTGTTGGTAGCCACTGTGTTTACATTGGCAATGTTAGAAGCAACTGTCCCAATATCAGCAGCATCAGCGACTACAGCATTAATATTGCTAGTGTTAGCAACGGCAGCATTAATGTTAGTTGTGTTACCAGCCGCTATATTTACGTTAGCAATGTTAGAAGCAACGGCTCCAATATCCGTAGCATCAGCAACAGCTGCATTAATATTTGCTTGGTTTGCAACTACAGCATTAATATTACTTGTATTACCAGCTACAGTAGTTACGTTAGCAGAAATACCAGCAACTGTTGTGACATTACCAGATATACCAGCAACTGTAGATACGTTAGCATCATTGTTTGCAACTGTAGTTACGTTGCCTGATATACCAGCAACTGTATTAACAGAATCTATATTAGTTGCTACTATTCCGATATCTATATCATCAGCAACTACAGCATTAATATTAGTAGCATTACCAGCTACAGCAGTTACGTTAGCTGAAATACCAGCAACTGTTGTGACATTGCCTGAGATACCCGAAACTACATTAATATTCGCTGTATTTCCAGCTACAGTATTTACATTTGCTGTATTACCAGCTACAGTAGTTACGTTGCCTGAGATACCCGAAACTGTAGTTACGTCTGTTCTAATAGTATTTAAATTTGTTAATGCGTTTGTAGCTACTGTACCATCTTGGATATCAGCAAGCAATGCAATGTCAGCATCAGCATCTGCAACGGTATTAACGTCTAAGATATTAAGACCAACTGTATTAATATCAGCAATATTAGTAGCTACAATGTCGATGTTGGTTGTAATTGCTAGTTGCCCAATGGATTCCTCAGATTGTACAACAAGTACATCTAACTGGCTCCCATTGGGAACATCGGCCACACTAATGAAAACAATAGAGTTATTAACAATATCATATTTAGCACGGTCATTTACAATTACACCATCAACCTCTAGTCTACAATAATTATCGCCTTTGATTGGTGACGGTATAGGGAAAACCCTAAGTGATCCATCAAGATCAAAGGAATGGCGGGAAGGTGTTTCCATAATAATTCCTTATTTCATTTCACGAGAAGTTGCAGAGAACAAGCCTTCAACAACAACTGAGGATATCATAAAATCATCGATAGATGAATCTTTAATTGTGATTACTGCATTACCTACTTTAGAAGCCACATTTAAGTTCATATCTCGCATTGAGCTTGTGTGTGATTTGTAGTAAGTTTTATCATAATCTATGCGGTAAATCTCCGCATCAAAATTACCCTCACCACTTATAGTAATCTGTTTAATTAGCACTTTATTCAAAGGTGTTCTAACAGTACCTAGTTGTGGGTAGTAATCTGGTAAGGTGATTTTAGCTTCATAGGGTAATAGATCAATAAGTATATCGTCTGCGGAAGACTTATCGACATTTTGATTTGGAATATTGTAATCTAACTGTAATTGGTGCAATCTAAATTCAGCATCAGTTTTACAAGCAATAGTTACAAATGAATCAATAACATTATATTGGTAGCTACCAGCTGTAACAACTAAGGTATTTAGTACCTCCCACTTATTCCAAGCAGATTGAATACGTTTCTCACCGTCTTCTTTATAGTTATACAGATAAATTAGGTTTGTTTCGGTGCAGCATAATACATAACCAAGCACACCATTAGCTACTAGAGATTTAACTGGTACAGTCATATAAGTTGGTGTACTGATATTAAGATCAATACCCTTAACTGTTAGCTTATCTGTTTTAATATACTCACGAAGTTGTTGTCTATTATCCGTAGTTGAAATGAAGTAAAGACTATCGTTAACTACCACTGGTTCTACACCAACAGACATTGGATAGTTGCTGGCGTTACTTAGCGATACAGTATTAGGGCCAAAAGCCCCTTCATTAACTAACTCATATTGAGCGTATTTCGTAAAGATATAAAGAGAATTATTAAAAGGTTTAGCATAGTAGATTTTACTAGCTTGATTAGTTGCCACTGTTATATCGATAATATCTGTATCAAGAAGATCAATAGCACTTGTAACATAGAAGTTTGTATAGTTAGCTGTCTCAGATAGAACTATGCTATCCTGTGATGCAATACCTAGGCGATTCTTATAGAAGAACATATCCTGTATGGTGCTAGTTAAACCAGCTGGTGTAGGAGCAAAGGATGGATCAGGGTTATTATCAAGATTACCTACCAAAGGTAGTGACCAATCAATAAGGTCAGCTTTAAAGGTAGCAATACCACCTACAAGACTAATACGATCAATCTTAATAGGCATATTGGATAGTTGCCCACGATCAGCTGCTGGGTCTAAGCATTCTTGCCAAGATGAACCAGCCCACTTAACATAGTAGGAGTTAAGGCTACTTGTTTCTTGACCTTTGATTTCTACATATACATCTGTAAATGGCATATCTTTAGGTAGGTCTGTGATCTTATTCACAGCACCTTTCCAACTTTCAGAAGCTTGGTTTCCCCATGAGTCCCATGTGCTGAATGTGAAGTCTGCGTTATCGGCTCTCCATATCTTAAGGATTGAACCAATAGCTTCTGCACTAAATCCAGCTACACCATTAATAATACCACGCAAGTAGTTTGCAGCATGGTCAGAGTCTTCGAAGCCTGTAGCGGGGTCAGTATCTGTACTATTAGGCTTGTTAGGGCTACATTGATATGTAACACCATTCAAGTATACAGCGTAGTTGTATGGGTTGTAACGATCACCACTACCACGTTTTAACCAGTAGTAGGCTACTTTGTCGTAGTTAACATCTAAAGGTGCGGTAATACCATAATCTAAGCCAATAACAGCTGTCTTAGAGAATACCCAAGTTCTATCTTGTACCGTTAAGCCTTTTAGAGAGCCATTCATTAAATATGCTTTAACAGCTGTTTCTGTTGAGGGCTCATATACAACAGTCATTTCTGTACCATCACGATGGAAAACGTGTAATGGGTGATCTGCTACATCAGAATTCATAAAGATGTATTCTTCAGCATCCTCACCACGATCATAGGTATGAAAGATAGTGGATGTTTCCATCTCAGGATTCGTAGCATAAGTAAACGTCTTTGTGTGAGTAACGGGTGGACGCTTGGTTAGTCCAACTACCAAATCAGGCACACAGTTAACCATGTCTTTACATTGGCTATCCAAAATAAGCTCAGGTTTTTGCTGTGAAACGCCATTGAAAAACGCTGGATAAACTTTGTTAATCTTAGGCATTCATTGCTCCTAAATAACTGGTGTGGGATTAGTTCCACGATCAATAAGTCTTGTCCCACGAATCAAATTAA